TAATTTATCTTTAATGATGCTAGCAAGCAACATTGAACCAACTGAAGAAAATAGATCATCTTTTTTAAAAATTCTTCTTCAGGACATTATGCCCGAGCCAGATTATAGCTATGACTTAACGATTGAATACGAAAACTTAATTTATAATACTGACTTGGTAAAACAACAAATTCAAGAAAAATTTGGAATTACAATTAAAGGTGCTTGGCTAGAAAAATATAAAAAAAGCTACGATGAATATCATTCCAAGACTTGATGTAATGGTAGCATACTCGTGTAACATAAGTTGCCTGGGATGCATTAGCGTAAGCGACATAAAAAGAAATGGTGTTGCGCCTTATGAAGAAATAATTGCTTGGTTAGAGCAATGGCAGCATAAGGTTACACCAGAACTTGTAACTATTTTTGGAGGGGAGCCGTGCCTACACTCAAAACTAATAGAAATATGTCAAAATGTCAGACACACTTGGTCCAATACTAAAATAAGGCTTATTACTAACGGATACCTATTAGGTAATTTTGATTCTGCGAGTTGGCATCAATTTGACAATTTTGAAATTCAAGTTAGCATACATAGAAAAGATCACGAAGCACATATCAATCAACATATAAAAGATATTTTGCTACACAACAAGGACTGGCAAGTAAAAAAATTTGGTGGTGATGATCACAAGCAAGTTGCGTGGATTGGCAAACATTTAACCATTTATAAAAGTATTTTTAAAGATTTTGTTATACCATACAACAAGGGATTTCAACCGTACAATAGCGATCCTGCTGCTGCACATAAAATTTGTGGTGCCGGTGCTACGCCCATATTATATAAAGGACGATTATATAAATGTCCACCAGTAGCAAATATTATTGATATAACAAATACACATTATAAAAATTATCATGGTTATAGTATCAATGATGACTTGCAAGAATTTATTAATAATATAGGTAAACCCGAGACAGTTTGTGGCTTTTGTCCAGGCGAAACACAAGCTACAATAGTAAATCATTTTGATAAGAATAATGTCATTGTTAAACAAAAAATTATTAATTAGCGGATGTGGTCTAAGTTACGGCGGACAGGAACGAAAGACCTGGGTTAAAATTTTTAAAGCTCTGGGTGTAAAACTACATGATGTGGGAGGCCCTGCTGTTAGCAATCAATGGATTTTAAATAAAACTTTTACAGAACTATTGCAAAACGATTGTTACAATAAAGTTGTAGTGCAATTGACAGCAGTTGGAAAACTTGATGTTGAAGTTGATGATGAAAGAATAAATGAACTGGTAATACCTGACACTATAAGAAATTTTACTTTTAATGGCGTTTGGCCCAGCAGTGCCAGTGAAGAACACCCTAGTAAAAAATTATGGGCTAAATGGCTGTTCAGTCCCGGACTAGAAGTTGAAGATTTATTTTGTAAACTAGTTTTGCTAAAAAATTTTTGCGATACAAAAAATATACAGTTGTTTGTTTTTCAAGGATATCCAATACCTTGGTTAGAAACACAGCAAAACTATTTGCAGGATATTATAATAGATATTGACGATTGGTTATACAAAGCATATCCAGAATCTGAACATTATCAATTTCACGACCACACAAATTCTGTTCCGTGTTTAAGTTATCAGATTGTGTTGGCTAGGCAAATTGCCCAAAAGTGTAACATTGATATCGAAAACAAAATAAACAAATTACTTGATAAACTACCTGATATTATTATATAATTAAAATATGTTTAAAATTAACACCCTTTCTGTTAAAAACTTTATGAGTGTGGGCAATGCTACTCAAGCTGTTAATTTTGACAGACGAGATTTAACTCTAGTCTTGGGCCAGAATTTGGACCTAGGCGGAGACGATACAGGAGCCAGAAATGGAACTGGCAAAACAACCATTATCAATGCATTAAGCTATGCACTATATGGTAGTGCGTTAACTAACATCAAGAAGGATAATCTTATCAATAAAACAAATGGTAAGAACATGTTAGTTACCATTGAGTTTGAACGAGATGGTGTTGATTATCGTATTGAGCGCGGTCGTAAACCAAATACCATGGCGTTTTATGTGGGCGGACAAGAGCAACAAATCACCGACGAAAGCCAAGGCGACTCAAGAGAGACACAGGCAGAAATTGAGCGCATGCTGGGTATGAGTCACGACATGTTCAAACATATTGTTGCGCTTAACACCTACACAGAACCATTCCTTGCACTCAAAGCCAACGATCAACGAGCCATAATTGAACAGTTGCTTGGCATAACTATGTTGAGCGAAAAAGCGGATGCTCTCAAAGAACAACTAAAAGCCACTCGAGACGCTATCACTCAAGAAGAATATCGTATCAAGGCAGTAACAGATGCTAACGGTCGTATACAAGAACAAATTGAAGCTACACAGCGTAGACAAACATTGTGGAAAAATAAACAGGCCAACGAGTCAGCGGAATTGGAAAAAGCTTTAGCGGTTGTCGGAGACCTAGATATTGATCAAGAGCTTGCCAATCACGACGCACTAGATGCATATAATGAAAAAACTAAAAAAGCCGCAGAAATTAATCGTTGGAAAATTGCTTGCGAAACTGAACAAGTCAAACTATTAAAACAGTTAGACAAGTTAAAATTAGAAATTGAAAAACTAGAAAAGCATGAGTGTTATGCCTGCGGTCAGGCAATTCACGATCACAAACACGAGCAAGTGTTAGAAGAAAAAAGAACCACCCTTAAAGAAACCGCACTACAATATCTTACCAACGACGAACAATTACATGCACATATTGGTGCCTTAGAACTACTCGGTAAACCAGGGACTGTTCCCACTATATTTTATGATCGGAAAGAAGATGCCATCAATCACAAAAACACCGTAGCTAATCTAAAACAACAGTTAGCAACAAAACAGGCAGAAACAGATCCTTATGAAGAACAGATTAAGGAAATGGAAACACAGGCTCTTGAAGAAATTAATTACGACATGATCAACGAATTAACCAATGTTCGAGAGCATCAAGATTTCTTGCTTAAACTGTTAACCAACAAAGACAGTTTTATACGCAAACGCATTATTGATCAAAATCTAAGTTATCTCAATTCAAGACTAAGTCAGTACTTGGATAGAATTGGTTTGCCACATACTGTTAAGTTTCAAAATGACCTAACAGTTAGTATTGAAGAATTAGGCAGAGAATTAGACTTTGATAATCTCAGCCGTGGCGAGCGTAATAGATTGATACTGAGTTTATCGTGGGCTTTCAGAGATGTTTGGGAAAGCTTGTATCAACCTATCAATCTATTGTTTATTGACGAAGTTATTGATACTGGTATGGACAGTTCAGGTGTAGAAAACAGTCTGGCTATACTTAAGAAAATGAGTAGAGAAGGTAATAGATCAGTGTGGTTAGTTAGTCACAAAGACGAACTAGCAGGGCGTGTTAACAATGTATTAAGTGTAGTTAAGGAAAACGGCTTCACCACTTACAATACTGATGTAGATATAGCATAATTTTTACTGGTGCTGATTAAGTCATAATTATATGCTGTATGTCATGGCTATTCGAGTCCACACTGGTGGAATCACTTCCTGAAGATTGTGTAGGATTTGTGTATTTGATAACAAATACTGTATCTGGGCGCAAATACATAGGAAAAAAATTAGCTAAATTTTCAAAAACTACAGTAAAAACAGTAAAACTTAAAAACGGAAACAAAAAGAAAAAGAAGATCAGAAGCAAAATAGATAGCGATTGGCAACTATATTATGGCTCAAACGACGAACTCAAAAAAGACATACACGCACTAGGCGCAGACAAATTCACTAGACAAATCTTATATTACTGTCGATCAAAAGCAGAATGTTCATATATCGAAGCAAGAGAACAATTCCGACACCAAGTCTTAGAATCAGATGATTATTACAACGGGCATATACAAGTCCGTGTCCATGGCTCCCACATTAAAAACAAACTAAGCAGTTAAGCTCGCACAAGCCAATATCGTGTGCCCTAGACCTGGTTGAAACACACACAGGGATGGAAGCCTTCTCGCTGCAAGAAGCACTCAACTACTACCCGCAAGGATGAAGATCGCAAATGCCGCGATT